GTTTTTAGCGATATTAACGCTTAACTTGTTGGCTGCTGCGGCAAATGCTTCAAGGCTGGTATCGGCAAGCTTGGTCGCCAGATCAAAACCGGCCAGTTTTTCGACGGCAATACCGGTACGGTCTGCCATATCATTCAATGCGTCCGCCGCGTCTATGCCGGATTTTACAAAGGAGATTATCCCCGCCGCCGATATGCCTACTATTCCAATCGCTCCAAATGCTTTGTTTACCCGGCTCGACATGCTTTCGGCACGTTGTTGAAACCGGTTTAAATCACCTGATAACCGGTCTATTTGTCCTGAAAACCGGGCAATATTGGCATTAAAATCAACTGTTAAACCAAGTGCCATTTTTAATCCTGCTTTTTAATGATAAAGTGAAGGTATAGCGCAATCTAATAAAATCAGCTTTATTTACGGCGGTATTCCGCCAGAGGCTTTAAGCGATTTTATAGTTGCTTCGGTAACCGCACCGGCAATCTTGCCGGCTACTTCGCTTTGATTGCTATCGGATGCTTCAAGTGTAAGATGCACCGCGCCTTTGCCATCTGTTTCAATTTGCAAGCCTTTTAAAGCGTTGTCTGTCAAAAATTGTGATGCATGGCCCGTTATTGTTGATCCATCTGCATTTCGCCTGATAAAATCAACCTCAGCACACCCTGCAATAAAAATTATAATGAGCAACAAACCTATTTTTTTCATTGTTATCCGTTTATTTCTTGAATTAATCGCTGTCCACCTTGTTCAAGCGCCGCCAAAACCAAATCAAGCGCCTCTTGTTTGTTTGACTCAAAGGTAGATTTTACAATATTACGGCCAGGTACCACAGTCTGACCTTTTGTATAGCCATACTCGACAAATTTACCGTACCAAGCGCCGCGTAAATCAGCACGACTACGCCCAGGCTTAACAGTAATATAAACACCTACCCTTCCATTACGACGGCGCTGGTTAATGCGCGAAGTTGCAATAACAGTTGCCCGTTTTAGCCGGCCAGTTTTTTTCGGCTGATCTGCTCTGACTTTTTTTAACATAAATTTTGCACCCGTCCGCAAGGCAAGAAGCGTGACACGATCACCCAGACGTTCGCTAAATTGATATAAAGCGCGTTGTGTTTCAACAAGCCCATGAATATCAATTGAAATATCATTAGGCATTAATTGCCCTCGATACTATCTCATTTCGTGCCCGCCTTGCAGCCTCGCTCCAACATTCAATGCCGTTACAGGTTTCTATCGCTTTATCGATGATAGCAATATCGATATTCCTCTGATACCGAGCACCGGAAACGTAAGCTTTATCAATAAGTCTATTGATAGACGGTGATAGTTCTGGCTTTTCTTTTTTAATCAAACCTGTTATTTTTTCAATTATGCCCTTAATTTTTTTATTCATTTAAAATCCCGTATCAATAGCAATTCCGCCATGAGTAATTCAATATCATCAATGCCTAATAGCTCGCAGACAATGGGCAATCCTGACCAATCAATAGTTCCCCCTAGCATATTCCAGGCAGAAATTGCCAAGCTTAAGCTTTTCGGCTGCTCTTTATTTTCGATAGGAAGGGTGCTGGCCTCTAACCAGCTTTTTGCTTTCCCAGGGTTTCAGCCATTTTTATTTGATGGCTTTCGTAGGAGGCTACTATTGCGCTAGCTAATGGTCCCCATATTTCAGGGTGATCCGCTACCCATTCCATAAAAAGTGGTGTTGAAAAGGGCACAAAAGCCCCATCCCCGCCGGGAATAATATCCAGTTCTTTCAGATCCCAGCCGGATACAAACTTTTCCAGTAAATCTCCCTGTTTAAGTTCTTTACCGCTCAGCACCGAAACCTCTAAGTCAGTAGGACGACGAACGGTAAAAATAAACCCGCTAGCCATGACTTGTGTTTCCCGGCTTCGCTTTATTTTATCAATTAATAATTGACTCATCAGGCGCTGTAATAGGTAGGTTTGCCAAAGGCGGTAATGGTTGCCGAGGATTTAAGCACTTCTTGAGCCGCGCCTTTAGGTGATCCGGTAAAGCCGACATAGCCGGTAAATGTCTGGATAGGTCCACTTGTGCCATAGGTTATTTTAAAGGCAAGTTGTGTTTGCGCATTGGATGCGACAAGCATGGCTTTTTGTGCGGTATCAGTAATATCCCAAAGTAACTCCATTGCAAAGGCTAAAGGTTCTGCTACGCCGGGTATCTGTGATTTAACGTTTGAATGTACAAGGGTAGTATCCAAATAGCCAAACTCACCCCCTGATGCATCCAGCGTTGTTGATGTTGTAATCGATGTTCCAAAGGTAATTTTGTTGGCTGTACCGCTGACAAACACATCATATCCTACGGTACTAATACCAGTGCCACCGCTTATATCCTCTAATTGAAAGGAAACGGTAGTGGACACGTTACAGACTCTGAATACACGACCATCTAATTGCGACATGCCTTGGACAGATAATAAGACGAAATCGCCATTAATAAAGTCATGGGTTGCTGTTACTACGCCTGGAGCGGCTATGGAAACAGCGGTAATGGTTTTTACTGCACCAAGCGCGGATTGCATGGCGATGGCGACATTGGACATTTTACGGACGGTTGACATAATTTTTCCTTTTTTTGGTATAAAAAAACCTGCGTTAGCAGGTTATTTGGGTGTTATTTATGTTTTTTAGCCTAATTTTTAGACAATTGGCTCAAATTCGTTGGAGTTATAATCAATTTGATAGGTTAATGTACACACATGCAGTTCCGGTTCATCCTCACTGACTTTAAAATCGGTGGCTAACAGGCGTATATCATCCGCGCCAATATTATTGATTAGGCTAGATTCAATGTAGACCGTCATTGCATCCATATCCGACTCAGCTTTTTCATCATCCGCTGTTCCACGCACCCAGGCATTTACTGAAATTAAAAAATGCCTGTCTTGCGGCCTGGGTTGTGAATGTACCGTTAGCGTTTCAACAGTTTCTGATTCCGCATAAAGTGTGCAGCAGGGAAAACTGTTTCTGGTTGGTCCTATGCGCTGAATCCACACGCCGGTAAATGGGGTTTCTATTTTCAAATTACTGCGGATAGACTCCAGCAAATAACGTCTGATATGCATTAAAAATACTCCCGCATATCAACGTAATTATCCAACAGCTGTTTAGCTGCATTCGGGATCGTGAACGGCCTTACAACGCCCTCGATGCTGTTTTGGAATACTTCCCACTGGCCGACAATAAATTTGATAGCATCTTTTATGGATTCTGGCACCAGTGAAGCGGTGGCGCCTGTTGTTGATCCAATAAATCCAGTAGTTGCAAACGTTCCCCCCGACGTTGTTCCGATTGCTGGTAATAATCCTGTTGCATCGGTAAATACCGAGCTAATAATAATTTCAGTACCATCAAGCTTGCTTATTTGCAGATTTGCGCCGGCTACTGTCCCGGAAACCGTATAATATGCAATATTGGCTACTGCAAAAGCATCAATCCCGGCCTGTAAAGTAGCTGCAAGCACACCTCCAGCACCTACTGCGGCGCTTACTATGTAAATATTATCAATGGTAAATAGCCACTTATCGCTTGCCGTTGTTGATGCTGCTGCCGTATAAGCTCCAGCGAATACCGTTTGCGTAGGCGTTGGCGAAGCAGCCCCGAATCCGCTTATATATTCAACCTGGACCGCGTTTAGTTGTGCCCTGACTGAAGGCCAATCTTCATTATAGGCAGGAACAACACTTGACCCAACCAGATCAACTAAATACTTGCTGCTATTTAACGTTTGTTGTGCGCCGTTTTCATCCAGATATTTGATTGAATTAACTGCAACCAACGGTGCTTTCAATAAAATTATATTACCCATCCAAGGATTATAAGGAAAATCAGCCGCATAACCGGTAATGGTTTGATTAATATAGGCTGTGCGTGTGTATTGCTCGGACCATTGCCTTGCACTAATTATCCGGCTGGAAATAATAGCGTCTCTTGAGGTATCTGATAGCTGGGTAATGCCTAAATGATTACGCATTTCTGCCAAGGTTACTGGCTCTGACGTTGGCTGTATGGTTGTTCTATTCTGCATAATTTTATACTTATATTTTATGAAAAAAATAATACATTAATAATCTACACATATACCCTCACATTATGCACAAACATATCATAATCTATATTTTCACCATGCGTTTGATTGCTCAATATAAGATAATAATTTTGTAATTTTGATATTTCAGGTACATAAGGAAATCCAGCATAATGACTAAATTTATCATCAACCCACCAAAAACATTTATTAGTGACAGGATCATAAAGGCCTGAAAATTTATGTTTTAGCGTTCTGTCAAATCCAGGAATACTACGATTATTATTATTATTTTGCTTGTTATTATAGTTTGGATAAATACCGGTCCAGGAATGCACTGTCCCGGTAGTACCTTCTCCAAATTGTTCATCGATGTCAAATTCAAACCATCTTTGATAATTATCTGGATCATTTTTGTATTTATCAGTATTTTTACCATGCTCAATCGGCATTAGCCATACAGCAGGGAAATGGTCCACATGATTTGTACTTAAACTAATTATGAACTCAACATAAAATGCCTTGGCTCCAGGAATAACTGGTAGTTTCCCTCGTGAAAAATCTCTTGGAGTTGATACAAGGTTTCCACCTAGTTTTATTTTGAGAACGCCATCAACGGATGAATATAACTTCATTGATGGTTTTTTACTTTGATACCAAAGGCCGCTAAACCACTTGAAAGATCCATTATTTCCAGGAGCTATATCCTCTACGATAGGTGACTCATCAATAATAATATTGGTAAGATTTTGCTTAAGTAGCTCTCCTTGTATCTGTACATTATTAAGA